CCATTATCTGAAAGATTCATCGTTCTAAGGTCTGTCGCCATTTATATGTATACAGTTTTTTGGTTTTAAATGATTACGCATTATTGTCCTGAAGAGTGTAGTTCGGATACAAACACCCAAATGTTTTTATGATCCTGGGTAAATCATTTAATTTATCGTAATCACACATATCATTATCTATATAAACAGTTTTTGTAGTATGACATATATCAATCATAACACGGTACCCATCATCACTACCATCTGGTTTAAATTCATTATAAGCTGGATATACGACAGTCATATTTTTGATAGGCGTATACATTCGTTTAGCAATTGATCTTATCATTTCCTTTTCGTAACTTTAAATGGTGTGTTCCTTTTAACTGAATTTGGATCTCCCACTTTCATGTTACCATGTTTTGGGTTAAACATCTTTTTGTGTGTCTGCCAGTACTCTGGTGCACCGACTCTGAAATTTTTACGAAGTGACGCTTTATACCAAAATACACAATCCTCTATTTTATTACTTTTAGAAGTATTATCCAATACTAAACATTCGTAATTTTCAGTACACGAATCCATAACTTTATTAAACATCTCAAATGATGGAAAAATACCAAAAAAGTTTTTAAACAGTTTTTCTCTGTTTTGAATAATATTTTCACGTAAAATGAAGACGTAATCAATATTTGCCCTGAGTGCAGGTGGTAGATCCATACAGTACTGCATAGTTAACATGAAAAATATCTTCCAATGGCGACCATTCATAAAAACCTGTCTGATACACTTATCTTTCATAAACTTCGAATCATACATACAGTCATCTAAAAGAAGAAACGCCCCACAATTTGTTTTACCACCCCCTACTAACTTTCTCTGTCTTTCAAGTACACGTTCAATAGCTTCTCTATCGTAATCACCGTATATGAATAAATCTGGTATATATTGTTGATAATAATGATTACCTTCTTCCGTTGCTGATAAAACTATACCCGCTGGTAAATGTTTTTTATGATATAGAATATCAGTAACAAGGGTAGATTTACCCGTATTACGTTTACCTATAAAAACACATACTTTGTCATCTGCCATGTTTTCAGGTTTAAATTTTCTCAACTGAAGATTCATCTATAATATCGTGTCGTTTTATTTAATAAAATTTTACTCACGTAAAGTAAGAATGGCTGGTCGATTAAACCTTGCTATCACGGGTATCCAGGACCAATGGCTTACTGGGGAACCCGAGTTTTCGTATTTCCTTATGAATTTTAAGAGACATACTAAATTTTCAATTGAATCTATTGAAACACCTTTTGATGGTGATATTGATTATGATACGCTGATAGAATGTCGTATCCCAAAAAACAAAGGGGATCTTATTCGAAGTACAATGCTTAAATTCACTTTACCACAACCAACTGGTACAGCCGATTCAGGTTATGATATAAGATACCGCGAATCTATAGGTGCACAAATAATAGAATACGCTGATTTACTTATAGGTGGTCAAACCATAGAGAGAATAACGGGTGATTATATTTATATGTATGATCAAATACATAGTAATAAAGATGATATTGATCAAACACTCTATTTCTTAACGGGACACGGTAATTATATACCTGTTTCATATGATTGGGATTATAATGTATTTTTACCCTTTTATTTCTTTAGAAATCCAAGTTTAGCTATACCCGTATGTGCTTTAACAAAACAACTCGTTGAAGTACGTATAAAATTTAAAAAACTTGAAGATGTTACCATACAATATAAAAATAGTACTGATATTAAAGATCCACCTTTAGATGTTTCATCATCAATTAAAAAGGTTTCTCTTGTAACGGATTTCTTTTTTATCACCGAAGATGAAAAGAATTTTATACTTACACGTCCAATAGAATACGTCATAACACAACTCCAGATGTCTCAATTCAAGTTTAAAGCGGGTGAATCTAAAAAATCTGGTATGCTTAATTTTAAAAACCCGGTCAAGGAAATGTTTTTTATGGCTGTTAGTGATGACGTATACAAATATGAACCAATAAAACAAGTTACCATGAAATTTAACAATAACATAATCATAGACGCTGATAATTTAATGCTCAGTTACGAACAACCATTAAAGTACTATACGGGGGTAACAGGTAATAAATTTGGTGTATATAGTTTCTCATTGAAACCAGAAACATATTACCCGACCGGTCAAGTTAACATGAGTAGAATAGCACACAATTTGATAGATATAGAACTCGATACACCAGACGCTAGTTTCGGACACAAAGTTTACGTATACGCTGTAAACTATAACGTTTTACGTATAAGCAGCGGACTTGGGGGTTTAAAATTTTAGTCAGTTATACTAGTAATGGCTGGTCGTGTTCAATTAGAAACATCTGGTCCACAGGACGCCTTTTTTACAGACGACCCCGAATATACATATTTCATAAAGAATTTTCAAAAACATACGAACTTTGCACCATTCTTTGTTGATTTAGACGTTGAAGGTGAAGTAGAATTTGGGAATACTATTCGATGTACAATCCCACAAAACCAAGGTGATCTTCTTAAGACAGTGAGTATGAAAGTTGAATTGAGCGCTATAGATCAAAGTCTCAAGAGTTCTATAACAAATGGAACTGGTATAGGATATAATGAATCAATAGGGCATCAAATGATTGAATATGTAGAATTATTAATAGGGGGTGAAGTTATTCAAAGACTTACGAGTGATTTTATACATATTTATTCAGAACAATACACGACACAAACAAAACAACATAATTTAGAAAAACTTATTGGTAAACCACCTTTAGAATTTTCTGGAACTCCGGTTATATCAACCATGTTGGGTCATTATCTCGGTAATGCTACATCCGATGCAAAATATTTCATTGATATACCATTTTATTTTTATAATAATCCTGAACTCGCTGTACCACTCTGTGCCATAACAGGTCAAGAAATTGAAATTGTTATAAAACTTCGCGACGTCGATCAATGTATTCACGCAACGAGAACTGGAGCCGCTTATGTAAATTTCGTACATTACACGGGTTTAAAACCTAAAAACTTGATAAAAAGTTTAAAAATAAACGTTGAAATGGTTTCTCTAGATGAAGAAGAAAAACAAATGTTATTGAGTAAAAAAATAGATTATATCATAACACAAGTTCAAGAAAGTAAAGATCAGATTCCACAAAGTCCTAGTATTAATCCGGTGGTTGTAAAACATAAACTTAATTTTAAAAACCCAATAAAGGAACTTTATTTTATAGTACAGGAAATCAGAAATAGTGTAGTTAGTTCACACTTCGTAACTCCACTTGATTATGATCATGACGGTCTGATATTGAACAGTGAATATATAAACCATGAACATTTACGTTATCTCGAACTTACACTCGATGATTCCGTTATCTTAGATAAAGTTACAGGAAACGTTATAAACTTACGCGCAATACAGAGTGGTATACACCATTCAAGAACACAATTATTCAAACGATTCTATTCATATAGTTTTGCACTCGAACCAGAACGATGGTATCCAACAGGTCAAAGAAATTTTAGTTTAATTAAAGAACAAATATTAACATTGAATCTAAATGGACAGGAAGATCGTAAAAGAGAACTTAGAGTTTTAGGCCTAAGTTATAACATACTCCGTGTAGAAAACGGAATTGCTAAAACACTGTTTAATTTATAATGAATCAACAAGAAAAAGACGCAACCGAAAACTTAATTGAGCAGGTCCAGGACTCTGCTATTAACATCATTCAGCCCGTACTCGAAAGAACTATGGTTCTCGCAGCCGAATACGCTACGGCGTGTGGTCGAGATATGGTACTTGGTGAAGATATGGAATACGCCATGAAATATTGTGCCATGAACGAAGTTGGTAAGAAAATGGGAACACATTTCCCGGAAATATATGAAGAATCTTCCGATGAAGAAGACCAGGAAGAAGACATCGAGTTTGAAGATGAAGAAATTCCTTTTACACGATACACGGGACGTGAATATAAATTCGTTAAAATGAATATGGCGTACGATACTTGGGATGCATGGGAACCAAAAAATCCGTCAGAATCGATGTTAAAAAATGCTATAAATAGTAATGAACACATCGGAACCAACGGGGTATGTGACGACTTCTGAATATTTTAGATTACGTGATGATGATTCCGATTCCGATTCCGAATCTGATACAGAATCAGATTCAGAATCTGATTCGGGTATAAATTCTATAAATGTCGGTATGTTAAAGGGGTATTTGAAACCAAAAAATTATAAAAAAATTTTAATTGAAGAGGAACTACTCCCTGATTAAAATCTCAGGATACTATATATATAAAATGTCTACTGCTGCTGAAACTGTTACGCTCGTCGCTCGTGAACTCGAGTCCCAATCCCTCAACGCCGTTGTTGCCGGATTCTCCTTCGCCGCCGCCCTCTCGTGGATGGACTTGGTCAGGTGGACTGTTAACCAGGTTGTTAAGGTCAACAAGAACGGTGGTATGAACTACACGCTCACGGCCTTGTTCACAACGCTCTTGTCCATCTTGGTCTACGTCGGTATCTCTCGTGTTTCTACGCGTGTCCAAAAGCCAACCCAACCAATCTTCGCGGTTACTCGATAAGTTTAGGCTTACGCATAACCAATAATAAAAATAAACCGGTTGCAACTACCATAAATATAGATATAAACGCATCCCATCTACGCGGATCCTCCATTTCGGGGATACTCATAGGTGGTGGAAGAGAAAAGTCTCGTTCCACCTTAGCAATATTCTCAAGTTTATCAGTAGAACACGTCACTGCGAGTTTAAGTATATGATTCGCATTTCTAAAATCATATGGTATTAATCGATTATTACTGCTATAATAAAACTGAACACGTAAACTTGATATCGTTTTTTGTGATCCAGAATCAAAATTGTGTTCAACTGTATCGTCAACACCCGAAAAGTTAATTACATCCCCACATAGAAGTATACGCCCTGTATAAAAGGGGGTTTCAGAAAATACAGTTTTGTTAAATTCGTCTGAACCACTACTCAATTTAACTATAATTGCATCAGCGCCCTGTAAATTAATACTCCCAGTTTCTAATGAACTCGAAGTTGATGATACATTTGAAGCAGGTAAACCTAAAACATCGTGTGGCGTGGTGTACCCATTTGTACCAGATGTATAACCATTCGTACCAGTATAAAACAAAAATGTAAAATCACTCGACCCTGTAAACGTTATAGCATTTGTATCTTTATCAAAAGTTGCACCTGTAATTATGGTACAGTTGGTATTAATCGCCGCGGCTAATTCTTCTCCGCTATAGTTTCCAATTGGTATAGTTACCGTTTGAGTACTACTACCGTTTGTCAAAACATCAAATTGATTGTTCCTGGAGTGTATGAGGTATTGACTATTATGAATACGTGCTGATATAAGTGAAATTTTAGTCACATCATAAATAGGGTTTTTTAAGTGGACAACATAATCACTTGGATTTGAATATAAAACTGGGTCTCGTTCACCACTGTCTATATCTAAGGTATGTACCTTCATTAAAATATAGGAGCATTATTTTAATGAGTGTATATCTCAATTTTTAATTATTTAAGAAAGACTATGAACTAATGGGTTAGTTGAAAGCTGTCTTCTAGCTGTATCCAAGCTCATACTTGTAGCATTTGGATTTTCATGTCCCTTATATGCATTGAATTTATGGTAATCATTATTTTTATATTGTTGTGTCCAAGATCCATTCGCAGCGTTTACTCTACCATCAATTCTCGATGTATCGGAACGAACACTTGTGACCATACCACCCTGGTTAAGTGCATCGGCTCGAACGTTCATTCGTCCTGGACCCGCAGCTCTATTTGAGTTACCACGAAGATCGGATGGTCTTAAACCATATTTTGTAAGTTCTTCATTCGTGTACATGGAATTACCTGTTCTATTTTCAGACATCTTAGACGCGGGGGCGTTCAAGTATCCACCCACAAAACTTGATATACCTGGAGCTGGCTGATTATTGTATTGATACTGTCCGATAGAACCATCAGCTTTGTTTCGTGTTGGTTCTTGAGCACGTGTAAGTGCAGAAACTGTACTCTTTGCACCTGCGAAATTTAATGTATCAGTTCTCGAACCCGTTTCAGATCTATTAGTTGTTTTCTTTGTACGTTCGTGTTCCGCTCTTGGTGTTCTACCAGTCATACCCTGTGCCCTACCCGCGACTGGAGGAAGACGACCATGTAAAAAGGTTGTTTTTTCAGGTCTATTATGTCCAACTTCACCGACAATACCACGTTTACCTCCCTTGGTATCAAATGCTGGACCCGATCTACCAGGTAAAGTCGTTAAGCGATACGCACCAACATTCTCTGGATTAACACGGAACAATTGTTGATTACCCCCAAATGCTGGAACTTCTGGTCCAACACCTAAACCTGGTCCGACGAGTTGTTTTTCAATTGGTGAAAGATTATTCATTCGGCCCGTATCATACATACGATTTCTCATGGATAAAATTTCAACCCCTGAAGATCTTTGTTGTGGTGCAATTTCAGCGAACGTCCCCATTTCCCGTTTTGAATTGTAGGATGTTTCTACTAGTGGTGATAAAGGACCCAGATACTCTGATTGTATAGAAACATCTCTATCCGAAAATTCCGAAACGATTTCGGGTTCTTCTATTGGGTTCCCCTCTACTGTATATTTTTCGTCTGGTTGACTTAATTTTCTACCGGCATAAACTAAGCCGGCTATAGCCATTATAGATATAGGATCAGCCATTCTTATTTCTTAGCGAGATTTTTATTGAGGTATCTTTGCTGAAACAATCCATTTTGCATTTCAGCTCTGGTACTCATTGGTTCATATGATTGTGTTCTAAGTGGTAATTTACACTCAACGTTTTGGAGTGGGTGAAAGTTTCTTTCATAAGTCTTCGCTAAAACTTTATTGAAACGAGACGTACTTTGTGGTCTGAGTTCATCAGATGTATCAATAAATTGTGCTGGGGAACCTTTACCCGCCATATATGGTGATGTACCATATAACATAGTGTTTGGTCTACTTGACCCGTGGTTAAGGGTACTGGGCTGAGGATATACAAAAACTTCTTCGGTCGCACAAACAGTGGGAGCCGCGTGATCTTTAACCATTTTCATTCCTGGTTGGAGTTGATACGCCATTTATTATTACAAAAGATTTTGTTTATGGAAATCGAGTATCTACTACTTTATTATTAAATTGTTTAAAATTAAGCTCCTAATCCGGAGCCTCTGTGCATACCACTTCTCTTATCACCGTTTGGATCGAGTCCCGCAAACGCCTCGAGTTGAACACCTCTTGCATCTGGATTACACAATCGTGGGTCTTGGCGACACGTATTATCTCTTTTACCGTGGATAAATTCATAATATGGTGTACCGCCGATGGAAGTATCTGGCATACTTACAAATTGTCTAGATAATGCGTTTCTCTGAGATTCTGGTGTGGAAGAACGCGAACGGGCTGGTCCATATTTAATATCACCTGTAAGTAAATTGTTTACCGGTGTTTTTACGGTTGGGTAATGACACGATTGAGGTCTGTCTGGTCTATCTGTATAATCCGTCATGAGAACGTTTCCCATGGGATTATCCTTTGTTGGCATAGAACACGCTTTACCTTCATTATTGTAAACGTTTGTTGGTCTTATAACGCCCTCCTTCACCATATTAGATTTTTCCATTATATAAAGAACGCCGAGTGCGGTTGCACCTAAAACGAATATACGTGGATCACGTCTTATGAGATAAATTATACATGTCGCATAAATAATAAAACGAGCTGATGCGTTAACACGGTCTGCTGAAGATTGTGTCTTTGACGGCCAAAATTCATGAACTTTTTCTACTCGAACCAATTGTTTTGGATCTTCAAACCAAGATGTCATTTATATATAGTGAGTTTATTTTTTCATCATACCACCCAACATACCCTGCATGGTTTTCATCAACGCAGCTTCGTCAAGTTCACTTCCATCTTCACCCATTTTATCTGCACACTGTTTTGCAACTGTCTCAATCATGGAAAGTGTGTCTTCTGGGATAGAACTGATGGTTGTACCGAGCATGTAGAGCGTCTGAACATATTGCCAAATTGCACCTTTTGTGTTCTCGGAAGCAGTTCCCCAATGTTTTTCGAGGTTTACACCTTTCATGAAATCTAAATTTTTAGATTCTTCAATAAAAAATGATTCGTCTTTGGACGAAATCTTATCGGCATACGGAGTAACGCCCTGCATAAACCCGTCTACAACTAAACGTGGGTTAGAAGCTTTCATTAAATCGAAAGCCGATAAACACTTTTTTAAGCCTTTTTCTTCTGGAAATGTCTTGTGTAATTCCACAAGAAATTGACCCATCATATCGTTGAATGCGGTCACGGAAGTCATATTATATTGTAAATATGTATATTATCTTTAAGTCATAAAATTAAAATGGTTCCGTTGATATGGTCTCTTTCTTACCTAGTCCGTTAGTAACAATAAAAAATACTAAAATTGCAGTGAGTGCAGCTGGTTTAGTGTACGCACTTACTGGAAGTTTACCTTCGTTGTTAATCTTTGCTTTAAAGTGTATGTATCCTGCGGTTATACAACCGGCGATTATTCCGGCCCACGCGGGGTCTCTTAAATAGTCTTCAAACTCCATTTAATAGTACCCAACTTTTTTTGCACGGGTTTCGGATGCGTCTGGAAATAAAACACCTTCTTCTTCTAGCCCTGACTATAGAATCGCGGATTCATCCATGGAATATTTTTTAGATCGTACAAAAACACCTTTACCGGAAGAACTCGATGAATTCTGGTACGAAGAGCGTAACGAATGGGATGATGAGACAGAAAGTGTTTTCAAAACATTAAATTATTCAAATTATAAAGATACGACAATCCCTGAAAATGTTACTAAAACGGTGGTTCGTGTTAAATATTGGTACAATAACATGATGTATAAATATTTAACGTATGATATGGATCACCCATGGCCACCTCCACGTAAAAGTGGGGTTGTATTTAACATGCCAATCGTTTCAGCTGTTTTGCTCGATTCGGATGATAAACCAGTTAAGGATATTTTAAACAAGATTAAACGGTACGCGGGTCCACGTAAAGATTTCCATAACGAGAAAGTTAAAATTAGAGATATGTTATATTATGACATAGAGACACTTGAAAATGAATTTCCAAAAATAAAAATAAAAAATGTGATTGGTATGACTAAAATTGTAAGTACCGTCGATGGGTGTATCACTGATCTTCGGGTACCCTAGTTGCTAAGTAAAATTTTAATTCACCAAGATTAGCAACGTTATACTTTAATATCAAAAATCTATTCTGTTCTTCCTGCATAATTTGTACTGTAGAACACATACTCGTAGCTTTTGTAAATATATTCATGTATCGAAGGGAATATTCGCCCGAAATTTTGGGACTTTCTTCCGTACATTCAATATTCGTTTCCTGGTTTGCAAAATCACCCATACACTGTAGTTTGAGTTGTGTACCTTCCCTGGTTATCTCTATAATATTACCAATATTGTGCATATCTCTACATATTCTCTGAAAATCCATTGATGCCATTGGTGTAATTGTTGTCATGATCATATCTGGCACTTCAATTTGGTTTTCATTTATATCGAGTAATTTCAAAGCAAATTTAGTACATGTTTTCTTTGATTCGTTATGAATTTCAATATTCATAAACTCTTTACAATTTATACTCATTACAAGAACATCGTTATTTGTAATTGATTTAAGAAGTTTGAATGTGTTCGCGACATTTATACCCGCAATTATATCGGTTTCACATGTATATTCTTCGAAATTATCCGATGAGAGATACATGTCAACCAGGGATGTACGAGCTGTATCGAGAGTTACGATGTATATACCATCAGGTTTAAAGTATATATTTACGTCATTGAGTATATCTTTGAGTACTTCAAATGTTGATTTTATGGCACTCGCCTGAATTGTTGCCAATTTCATATCTAAAATATACAAGTTTTAATTCTTTATATTCTTATTATATGCATCTGATACACTCTGACTAATCTTATCTTCGAGTTCTTTGGTCATGGCCGGTTGTAAAGTTCTACCATAATCATCTAAACCAAACAAGTCTCCTGAACCTTCTCCTTCTAAAGATGTTGTTGAACAACCGCCAAAGTTACATGATTCTAATTCTTTTACAGGTAAAAGTGATTCTAGCCAATTTCGTATTTCATTCCCGACTAAAAGCTTACCATTTTTGGTAAGCATGGTTGGAACACGTGTAATTTTATTTTTATATTGGGGTGGTATACCCATTTTATTAATATTATGATATTTAACAATTTGTTTGAGTTGTTCATGTTTATTAATGTAGTCAATTATATCCAAACTATGATTACACTGTGGACTATAAATTAGAAGGGACATATCTTAAAATAGTGTTTACTTTTTTTTATAGAAAAAAA